AACAGAATGGTAAACTAATTTGGTCACGAGAACTAAATTTACAAATTTGTTCCCACCACATTAATTGTAACTCTTTAACTGCATCTGATGTGTTAACAATGAATGTTGACATTTCAAATAAACCATATTGTTCTGGCATATTGAGTGACTTATATAATTTATATTGATCATCAATGTTGTTTGGATAATCTAATTTCCATTTAACAACCGCATTCATTTCTTGGTAAAGACATTTTCTATCTGGATGTTTAAACAACAAGAAATCAACATCTGAACCATACTCTTCAATGATTAAATCGGGGTCCCTCTTTAATTGGTGATTACCATCTTCCCATATGATGTATTCATATTGAGGAAACATAATTGAGGATAAAATTTTGTAAGGTTTAGCTTCTCTTCTATTTTTATAATCGTCTATAATTGAGAATTTTAATATATCCCTTTGTTCCCAAACCTTAATATTGTCTTCTTTTTTATCTACATATGCAATATAATCACAATTTTCAAAAACCACCGGAGGGTCAATTAACTTATCCCTTCCGTTTGTGATTGCGGTCATAACTAAAAACTTCTTCATATGATATAATATAAACTATTTTTTTTATTGTCTCTTTAATATAGTTAAACCATTGTTATTTGTAAATCTTTCGTGAATAGACCAATGATGATTTTTTGTGATGAAATCCGTTATTGCCCTCCATATTCCAATACTGTCTCCATTCATTCCACTAAATTCATATGAAGTCGTGTCATGAAATGCAATATATTTCCTTGACATATTACCATGTAAATTTAATTCAGCTTTAACCTGACTATATGTGTGGTCAGTATCTAAAAAAAGTAAATCAGTTTCCTCTATTTGATTCCCTAAGGTATTCTCAAGACGAAATTTAAAATCCACCCCATTTAATAAAGCCACTTCCATCAATTCATTTACATCAACACCGTAATTTTCCAATGGAACAATATCATAAGATATTAAATGTTTTGGTTTACCCATCATAAATGCATATGTTGATACAACATCCCTAACCCCCATCTCAACAATATGGTCACACTCATCAGAGTATTTTTTTAATGTTGGTAAATGTTCGTTTATGTCTGATATGGTTTGACATTTCTGATTGTATCTTTCCTCTAAGTTAAACATAATAATTTTCTTTTAATTCTATTTCGTTAAAGTATTTTTTCTTTTTTAGTATAAGTTGATAATCAACGAATAAGATATCTATATATTTTTCATATGAATGTATGAACGACTCAACCGCAGTTTTAACTTGCATATGTTTTTCCTGCTCCCAACCCCCACCGAAATCATCAAAGACCATAATACCATCATCTTTCAAACAATAAAAAGAATTAACTGCGTCTTCTAAAACATATTTAGACATATGGTTACCATCTATATAGACAAAGTCTAAGAATTCTTTATTTAATCCATTGTGTTGAAATGTTTTAAAACTATCCGCAGATTCATTAATAAGATATGTAAACTTATTTTCATAAGGTTTTAAATTATTAACTAAATAACCGTCTTTATTTATGTCCATAATATAATGGTGAGAACCCTCTAAGTTACAAAACTTATCGAGAATATATACGGATGAACCACCATATAATGCGCCTATCTCCAAACATATGTTTGGTTTATTTTCTAAAGGTTTTAAAAAATTACCCCAAGTTTCTATATGTTCTTTAAAATATAGACTCTTTCCTTCTGGGTACTTAAAATGTTCTGGGTATTGATAACTCATATTGATCCGTAATAATTGTTTTGTTTTTCTTGACGTTCTATTGTTTTATGATGTTGGATACAGTATTCTTCATCATATGGTAAAGATGAAAATTTTTGTCCTCCATAAATTCTTTCGTGAACCTTACCATACCAACTCATTCCTTTCTTATATATTCTTCCTTGTGAATCTGGAAAATTAACCCATCCCTTATCATTCACATTCCAACCCCACTTTTTAATGTGTTCCTCAGTTAAACCATTAACAGTATTAATTCTTGGAATAAATATTAAATCTACACCTGGATTCATTTCCAGTATTGTTGATAGATTTTGTACCATGTACTCACTAATCATTTCATCCGCGTCGATTTGATAAATGTAATCACCTTTACAATAACCATTTAATATGTTTTTAAAGTCCGCAAAATTATTATTCCAATCGAAACATCTCCATGTTTGAACGTTAGGGAACTTATTATATGGTAATAAGAAATCTAATACTTCAGGATTACCATTTGTTTCATCATATAGAATCACAATCTCGTCTTGAGCTCTCTTGTGTTTCAATATGAATGGCACCAACTTCTTGATTTCTCCCAACTCGTTGCAAACTGTTATCGCGAAACTTATCTTCATATTTCTTTTTGTTTTCATTCATTGTTAATTCTTCACATTTCCAACACCATTCTCTATCGTCTGTGTCCCATATATGTTTATCACATTTCATGCTATATTCCCTCCCATATTTAAATAACGTTGCAAATAATCTGCATTTACATTACTTGTTCTTATTTGATTACCACCATTAATGGTTCTTGTTAATTCTCTTATTATCTCATTATCAATTTCTTCAGATATTCGTTCTGACATTAATCTTGTTAGTTCAGCTTCAGCATCAATCGCATACACAGCATTTAAATCTTGAACTAATTCAGGTCTCCATTGTGCTTGTAATGTTCTAACGACACCCTGAATACCTTCGGAGTCAATTGTAAACCCATAGAAAAATTTAAACTCTCTTACTCCCATTATGATTGTATTTCCCTCGCAAATAATTTAAACTCTCTATCATTATCGTTGAACGTTATATTAGCGTCACTTGTTGGACTTAAACGAATACTACATTCATTTGGACCCGTAGCAAATACAATAGGTTCCTCATTACCAAATTGAAAACAAAATTCAACATTCTCTGGTGTAAATGTTGGGTAAGGTCGAAAGTGTATTGTTGGTGTTTCGTCACCTTTAAAAAATTTGAAGTTCATTTTGAAAAAAATTTAAAACTATTTGATGATGTTCCTTGTATGTCTAATCTATACGATGGATTAATGGTACCAATACCAACAAATCCATTTGATGTTATTCTCATTCTTTCCACTCCACCGTTTGTGTAAAAAGTTAAATCTCCATCATAAAACCCTTTAAAAAATTTGAAGTCCCGCATATCTTTATAATTTAGGTCTAGCAAAAAGTTTAAAAGTTTTACCCGTTACTGTATCTGTAAATTTTATAAACCCTTCGTTGGTGTTTTGTATCTTTATTACCACTTCAGGATTCTCAACAGATTCATCTGCCGTCGTGAATATTTGAGGTTCGTCATTATCAAATTGAATAACCCATTCACATGGCATAAACGTTTGAATAGTAGGTGCGGCGGGTGCACCTATAGTATCTAAATGTGTTAGTTTATTTATTAAAGAAATTAATGTATCCTCTTTAATTTTTTTTCTACTTTTAGCCATTATTTTATTTTAGTTAATTTAGGTAATACCAATTTAGTTTCTTGACGAACAGAAGAAAAAGGTTCGATGATACCTTTAAATTTCTCTTTCATATTTTCCAAAGTAAATTTAGATTTATTCTCATCTTTTAGTAGAATAGATTTTTTTATAAACTCATCATAGTCTTTTTTAACTAATATTAAAACCTGAGCAAATTCATCATAATTTGCTGTAAACCATTTTGAATCCTTAAGTATAAAAGTATCAACTGCACTTTCGTGAACCTCAGTTAATTTGCCACCAATCATAATTGCTTTATCCATTGGTAAAAAATCTTTATGACCAGACCAATTAGATGCTATCACTGGTTTACCTGTCATAGTAAATTCAAGTAACGGTCTACCAAATCCCTCACCCTTAGTTAAAGTTACCATCGCCTTTATTTTGGAATGATTATATAATTTATTCATTTCTTTATTTGATAAATCACCAAACAAAAGATAAATTGGGGGAGGATTTCTAATTCCACCAACAATACCTTCAATCTTTTTCCTAAACGATTCTCTTTCTTTAACTGAGAATGTTGCTGATGATGTTTTTAATACAAGAGCAGGTGGATTTGAATCATTTTTAAATGCTTCGGCAAAACATTTTATCAACATGCCAACATCTTTTCTATCTTGACCAATATCACCTTTTAACCAGTGACCAACAAATAGGTATGCAAAATCTTCTTTAATGTCAATATCCAAACCTTCTCCATTATCATTGTAGATTGACGTATCAACACCTTCAAATAAAACTTCGATAGGTCTTTCAATTTTATGTTGCTTTGTTAATTTACCTGTATTTTGTTCATTTTCATTATATACGGTTTGTAATAAAACGTCTTTAGAAAATGTAGATGTTGCAATAATTAAATCCATTCTATTACACCCATCAATCCAATCCTTTGGTGCAATGGTAGTCTCAATACCCGCGGTTATACCAATATTAAATTTACCAACTCTTTGAAATTCATTTGGAACAGTAACTTGAACATACACATCTGGAGTACTGTTTAAAGTTGTAACAATATTAGACTCAATCCATTTATGAAATGTGTTGTCAGATTCTAATGCCGTTAACGGAGTTGACCCCCATATACAACTATCGATTTTAATATCAAACATATCCATTTCATATAGCGCTTGTAATAAATCTCTTGAATGTGACCCATATCCACTTCTTGTTTTAATTGGTCCTCTAAATAATAAAAATGGTTTATTCATATTATACTATTTTATATAAATTAAATCTTTCACGTGGTTTAAAATTCTCAAGAGTTTGTTCAATACCCTCAATCATTTTATCACACATTATTTTATTTGATAGATTCTTAATCATAAATTCTCTACCCTTTAATCCTTTTTCTTTTCTTTTCTTTTTACCAAACTTATACATCTTCATGATAGTGTTTGCAACATCATTGTCATTAACTCTATCATCAAAAATGTATGGTGTTGGTACCGAACCATTCAAATTAATTGCGGACGCCCAAATAGGTTCTGCCCATTCACCGTGAGATATTTTACCATGTACATCTTTATTGTGAAGTGTACCTATTTCGATATAATCATCCTCAGTATACCCAAATCCACATTGATCTTGTAATCCACCGGTAACATTAACAATGATTGGTACTCCCGCCATTAAACTTTCAGCGGTAGTCAAACCAAATCCTTCATTATTGGCTATGTTAATTGTACAATCAACACCATTATAAATCTCATTTAATTTATCTTGTTCCAATTTTAAATTTGTAAACTTAACATCGTAATCACCACAAACAGCATCAATAACCGCAGGTAAATCTGTTCCGTTTTCATCAACAGGATTTGTGTGCATTAATAGTAAACACTTA